AACCAGTTATAGCCACGAAGGGCGCAATATGGGGAACTAAAAATTCCATTCTTTATAATTAATGCTGTAAATTTTTAAACTACTTATTATAAATTTTTTTCATAAAGATATTTCTCTAGTAACATAGCAAATATTAAGAAATTGCTTTTAAATCTGTAAAATTTTAAAAAAATTGAAAACTAAAACCCATAATTATTACTATAACAAAAATGGAGTTTTCTATATTTCTTGAAAATGGTCTTATTAAGAATTATACGATTGATGATGTTCTTATAATACAAGAGTATGCTGGAAGAAATAATAAGTGGGATGAAATTGCTATTATCTTTAAAGATAATTCTATACTCTGGGCAGGGTCAGGTGTTATTACTTATGCAATAGATGGAAAAGAATTCATAACAAATAATAGAGTTAATACTAGCGGTCTATGGTCTTCTAGTGATAAAATTCAGAGTATAAATGTAAAAAATTACAATAAGTTTGTTAAGACAGCTAAAGAAAAGGGCCATTTAATTATAAATCAAGGAACATATGATTCTGAGGATTATGAATTTGTATGGGAGATATAAATAAAAAAATTGATTTATATTTTTTATAAAATTATGTATTATAAAAATGGGTGGAAGCAGTACATATGGAATTGAACAACCTGATGGCTCTGTAGTTTACAATATTTATAGAGATACTGTCTTTCATGATTCTATTCTGTATGAGTTTCAGAAAGGAAGGTCAGTAGAAGTTTATTCTGATGAGTATTCTCTTGCTACTTCTGTAGAGGACTACTACAGTGAAGCACGATATAATGAAGAGGATTCTGTTGTGCGTGGGCTTCTGCGACTTGATGGTATTCTCGAGTGGAGATTATGGGGTGACAAGGGATTCTTTAGTTTTACTAAGACTAATGGCTAGCCTTAAGTCCAGCAAGAACATCATTGATTAAACCATTTTTTACCCAAGCATGACGCCCCCACTTAGGATCAAAAATCGTCACTGATAAAACATCTACATCAGGTGAAAGATGAAGCTCCTTACGATTAGCAGACTCTATTTCTGGCGTTATATAGCCCGCGCTATAAAAGAATGCTTCTTGTTTACTACCTTTATGAATCATTGCAATAGCAATTGGTACATCATTCTCTATATTGATGCTACGTCTTCCTTTAACATATACTGGTACACTTGCAACCTTATCAGTGTGAGTATTTATCCAATCCACAAAAACGAGTGCTACATCTCTCAACATAAATCCCCCAAGCATTGCTCTTTCACTCATAATATCTGGCAGTGAACCCTCTGTTGTGACAAGTGGTTCCTTATTACGACCTGCGCTCGACACATATGTAAGAAGTCCAGCAGCATTGACTAGTTTGAGCCCATCAATCAACTCTTTGGGTTCGTGGCTAGCAAAATCTGGTGTATTACTAAAAATTTTTACAGATCGGGCAGTTGCGCGAGAAAAGCTTAATTCAGTCATGCTATCTATTATATCTTATAAATTAGATAGATGGCTTTTTAACTTAAAAATTGAATAAATATTTACTCAACCTAAACTATACAAAAAATGTCTAGCATTGATAATGAAATAATTAGGACTTGTAATGAGATACAAGATACATTGGTACAAATACGCTATGCTCGTGCTGATGGTGATGAAAATCTGCTGAAAGAATTAATAATTATGTATAATACTCTATTTAGTTATAAAAGAGAGTTGGTGAAGAAGCGGATGGATGCGATGGAAAAGTAAAAAGAATCTTAATAAGTTTGATAGAAACCCAAAAAATTGATTCATATTATAACAAATTTTTAGTATTAAAATGAAAAATTTCGTTGAAAACACAATACTTGCTATAAGTAAGATGAATGATTCTTCTGCAACAAAGATTCAAACTTGGTATAGACAGTTGCCAGGATGTAGAAAATGTGGGAGCAAACGCTTGGCTTGGAAATATATTTGCGTATATTGTTATCACGATAGACATATCAATGATTGTTTGCCTTGCGTAAATGAAGACAAACACTGCTTTTAGAAACATGCCCATTTATAATGCCCGTTGGTCTAAGAATATCTTTATGAAAGAGATTCCTAAGCCTCTAGGGCGATGGAATTTAGATTATTGTGTTGTAAAATTAGATAAGAAAATTAATTTGACAAATGAAGACCATTGTGGGCCATGCGGTCAGTATGATGTATCAACAAAGAAAGAAAAAGATAAAATCAAAGAAAAGATTATTGATTTAGAGTAAATTTTAATTTATAACGTTCTGTTTCATTATACTTTGAACGATTACTCAAAAATTTTAAATATTTAGAAGCCAAATTATATTGTTCTGGTTTTGTCTTTTTTAACACTCCTAAACGGACTTTCATAATCATAGCTACTTGCCATATACGTTTATGAGGATAGAGCTTCGCTTTATAAAGTTTTTCTAACTTGATAATTGTATTTTTAACATCATCTAGACTGGTATACTTTATCGGTATAGTATCTTTAGGATTTGCATTTATGTATACATCAAAGGATTTCTTTTGTTTTTTTGTTTTTCTTTTACCTCCAGAACTAGTTTTTCGTGTATAAGTTTTAAGATTATTAAATTTTAAAGCAGATTCATCGGTTGCTTCTAGATCTACTAATGGAGCCTTAGATGCTTTAGCTGCTTCGTCCCAACGTAAAGCACATACACACCATTTATCACCGCTTTTCAATCCCGGAAAAGTTGATGTTGGTGTGCTCAAATCATTTCCTTTTGATTTAGTAAATTCTAAAAACTCATCATTCATTTTAGCACATACAACGTGCGTTCCGGAATCATCAGGTAGGCCCCTACAATACCCATCTCTATAATATCCTGTTATAGGTTTTGTTGAACATATTTTCAGAGGTTTTTTTAAAACACTTGTCATCGACCTATTCTTTTATTAAGAAATTTCTAAGTACTTAGTATAAAATGGAATCAGGACTCATGATGGTATTACACTCCGCTATAATCGGCGTTATATTGTATTTTATTATGACACTTGGATTGAACCAATCAGCAAAAGTGGCTGAAAATAGAAGTGTTTTAATCGCAGCAGTTGTTTTGATATACATGGTACTATTCGGCCACGGTATGCCAAATAAATTAAATAAATATCTGTAAATAGAAATGGACACTTATACAATGTTATTCTGGTTTTTTTCACTAGCATTCTTCGGCCTATCTGGCTACTTACTATGTTGCACAAAAAAGACTAATGTATTTTATCTACAAATTGGTTCCGGATGCGGAATGTTTGTAACCAGTAAGATTGGGCGAAAATTTTTAGGGTTGGAATAACTAAAAATTGAAATAAAAGTAATCACATAATATATTATATAGTAAAATGACTAAGATATTTCGTAAAAATGTTTCTGGTAGAGCTGAAGAAAAGATTAAGAAAGAAGTAATGTTTCAAAGAAAGGTAGCAGAAATTGGTTTATGTCCAAAGATTATTGATACAGACTTTAAAACATATATTGATATGGAAGACTTAAATCAAATGTGTTTAGCAGATATGTATGGAGAAAATATTAATTGTATGCCAGAAATAATTAAAAAAGGTATTTATGATATTCTTACACGTGTATATCTTGAATGTGATATTGAATATATTGATGTTACACCTTATAATTTTATTGAAACAAATGATCAATTATGGATTATTGATTTTGGTGATGCGCGTGAAGCACCAAAGAAAAATTACTTTTTACAAGAAGTCTTTAGTAAGAGAAGATTACACAAATGGAATTCTGACTTTTATTGAATTCACAGACAATCATTGGTTCTAGTACGTCTAGCTACAAAAAAAGGTTTTCCAATAGAAGTAGCATCTGCTCGAGTACCTTTAAATTTACAATCAACCCAATTACTAACTCCATAACCGCTAGGACAACTTCCATAACATATTCCATTATAAAATGTTCCTCCGGAACGTGCACAATTGCTATTAGTACATGGTTGCGAAGGGGGGCGGGTACTGCTTGTAAATTCTTCATTTGTATTAACAAAAAAAATAAATATTACCCCTAATAATATTACTAATGGAAGGCTTATTTTACGCATAATTTTAGCAAGTTTCATCTGTTATATTATAATATTTTAAAATTTGCTAGAAGCTTTCTCGTAATTATGGATTTAGTAAAATTGAAAATATTTTTTCCAAAAATATTTGTATCAAAAAATGTCTAGTCTGAGTGTAAGTCTTTTAAATCCTACTACCGTAGTAGCAAAGAGTGCTTTCTTCACAAGCCTAATTATTCTGGCACCAATGATCGCAATGTTTGCTGTACTACTCTTTTGTGAGTATGGTATTAGCACAATTAATATCAATAACTTTGAATATGATATTCAAACTTATAGACATATCTTATTGACTCCTATTTATGTTATTGCATCTATTACATGGATTTCTGGATTTGCTGCTTTAGTCTCAATGCGTCTAAAGTTACAGCCGATTCTTAAACTCTGTTCATTTGTATATGCAGCAATTGGCTATTGGTGTATCTTAAATATTATTATTCTTGTGTTTACCGCATGGACTTATTTAACTCTAAATACAATTGGTCATATCTTCGCATGGTCATCAGTTGTTACGATTGTTTGGTTACTGAGTTCTTCTATTATGAAGGCTTATGGGGAAGATATGAATCTTGCTGTTAATGAGATGGTTTAATGTTCTAAAGTTTAAATCTTCTTTTCAAATCTTCAAGCGACGCTTTTTTTGTCGGTAGATTCCAAAGATACCACCGAGACCAGAATCCGGCAGTTAATGGATCATTAAAGTCTTCATTGGCTTTGTGACGTGCTATATAACGTTCTTTTCGTTCCGGGTCTTTATGTAATGTATAGTCTGACATACCAGCTGCTCCAAAGGAAACTTTTTTAACACGATCACCATGTTGTACATAGGCATCATATTTCTTTGTCGGGTTTTCTGATTTTACGAGTTTGATAAGCTTCATCTACTTACGATACATCTTTCTTGTTTTACGACGTTTCGCAGTTTTCAAATAAGATAAATCACTTAATACACCTTTTGTATTAAATGCTTTAATGGTGTTAAGATTAATCTTAAAATCTTTTATTAAATGTTTCATAACACGAATCACAGACGCATGTAAGCGAAGTAAATCTTCTTTTTTGTCAGCGTAATTGGGATCATTTACTAACTCGTATAAAGCATCTTTGAGATGGGCCATTCCATTGACCGTGGATAACGCATAAGAATATTGAATTTTCTTGTCTTCACACGCAACAATACGACCTACGTGTTCTAACTCGGAGTTCGCCCATTCCATGACGGCTTTTGCCGTTACATGGTATTTATATGGTGAGGCCATTTATATTAATATATAAGATTTTATAGTAGTATGGAAAAAGCAGTAGCAGTATTTAACACACGTTCCGTAAAAGGAACAGTGCTTTTTAGTAATCGTAAAAATGGATTATACATTGAAGCAGAATTTACGCAACTTCCTAGAGGTCTTCACGGCTTTCATATACACAAAGCGGGTGATTTACGAGGTGAAGGATGTAAATTAGCATGTGACCATTATCATAAAGGACCACCGTGTAATCACGGAGGTCCGCCAAGTTCGAAAGGTACAAGACATACGGGAGATTTAGGGAATGTTGAAGAAGGTCGTTATACATATACTTTACATGATGTATCTGTAAACGATGTGCTAGGTCGTTCTGTAATTATTCACGCGGATCCAGATGATTATGGGCTTGGTAATAAAGAAGATTCATTAACTACAGGGCATTCTGGTGCTAGGATTGGGTGTGCGGTTATTGGTAGAATTATGTGTTAAAGGATTAAAAAATTGATAAACATATTATTTATTTCTTGGTATAAAGTATCTTTTACTATTTATATTATTCAAATAAATGCGCATATATTCTAACAAGGAACTAAGTCCAGCTTTATGCGATGTATTATTAAGAATGGTTGAGTTTCCCAGAATAGGATTTACTAAAGATGATATGGTATACAAAGTAGATGTAAATAGGGATTGTATTTCATTTTTTAAGACAAATATGTATACAAAAGCACCTATTGGCTTTAGTCCTGAATTTGTATCAGACTATAACGAATATAGACAAGTTAAAGTATCTGCATCAGATCTGAAAACATACGATATGTGTGGATTTGGCAAGATTTATAAAAATGCCATTCAGTTTCCTAAGGATTTAAGTCATGGAGATTTGGTATATGTAGATTTTAAAAAGTTTGATAGAAAACCTCTTTTTTAACGGTATTTGTATGGTTGGATACCCTTGGATACCGAAAATAAAAAATTAAACAGGGGTTTCGTGAAAAAATTTTATCAACATGGAACATATCAAGATGGAAGAAGTGATTGTTTGCTGGCTTAAAAAATTGAAAAAAATTTTGCCGGTTTTAAGCATCAACTAACAAGATGACAACTGATTGGCTCCTTTATGTGAATGATGGAATTAATTTTAAGAATAGTTCTCTATCTAATACATGGGGGATTAAATCATCTACACCTTTAGGAAAGTGTATCAAGAAAAATGCAAAAGTGGGTGACCGCCTTTGGTTTGTAAAGAGCGGCGCAAATGGTCTACTTGTTGCTGTTGCAACATTTGTAGAATTTAAGAATCGTGAACTAGGCCCTCTTATTGATGTTACACGTACAAATCAAGAACTTGGTTGGGTAAATGGAGCTGGAGATTGGGATACAGAGGTTCGTTATACTGATTTGTATAATATTACTGATTGTAAATTCTATACTGAACTTATTGGCGCTGCTTCAATTCGTCGTTACAATGAGAATTGTAAAATAAATCTACCCTTAGAATATCCTAATATTGTTAGGTACTCTAAGGTTATGCGGACGATGTAATTAATGTAAGAAATAATTAAAAAGTTTGATAGAAATACTCTTTTTTAACAGGGTTTTTATCTTGTGTTGTAGTATTACTCATCCTAACAGCCCACTCTTCCAAACACCAATCATCCCAAATAAAATTTAGAGGCTCTTCTCCTTTCTTACCTACATATGTACCAGCATGGCCACCTTCTTCGCTCCAAACACATTTTATCCAAATATTATGTTTTTCAATCAAATAATTAAAAAGTTTATACGGAGGATTCCAAGCTGTGTTAAATTTGTAGTTTAGGCAGAATTCTATATTTGCCTCTTATAGTTACCTTGAGTTCTTCAAGAAGTAATTTAACACCAATAAATATTTCATCCCGGCACTTCTTTAAAACTTTAGGTGGTTAAAAAATACT